GCACCTGAGTAAGTCCGCTCATCTTGCAATCAAGCTTGTCAAAAGCATCTAGGGTGTTGATTAAACCGGAAAAGTTGCTAGAAATCGTAAACTCTTTTAGGCCTTGTTCTCTGCAGAACTTTACAATCTCTTCAACATCCTCATCCGAGATAACCTCGTTAAAGTTTAGCAGCTCGCTGCCAGCTTCTTGGCTATATTGGTAAGCCCAATAAATGTTACCGTTTAAACCTTGTTCTTTAAAGCCCTTCGTTCTGTCTGCCTTTTCAAATGCGTTAATCTTTTTCATAATGCCTGCCTCCTTGTTTTTTGTTATACACATATTCGCTCTAAGTGTGCATAATAGCAAGCGATATTCGGCAAGTATACAGTATCTTTTTATTCTTCTCCAGTCATGATAAAGCGAACATATTCGCGCTTATGATCTTCTATGAACATCACTAATTCATAGTAACCATTCTTATGAGCAAGGTATTGCACCATATTAGTGTCAAACATATTGGTAAGACCGGAATCCCTGATTGAAAGTATCTGTTCCCTGATTTTATCAGTCATCGTCACACACCTCCATGCCGAGCTTAAGCTTGGCAAATATAATGGAATAGCGTTCCCTCTCGCTGCCATCAGATCCCATCATGGCATCAAGGAAAAACTTCATGGCCTCTTCCCTGCTGTCCCATTCCTGCTCCTTGTTGTAGCAGATTGTCTTAACAGTATCAATCTTCCTGCACAAGTCCTCACCATACACCACGTTAAGCCCTGAGCCATTATCCCAGTCCACCATAATAGAGCCGATGTCATCAACTCCTGTAACTGTGCCTTTCGTGCCTAGGGGAGGTGCCTGCCTGTCATTCATCCTCATCAAGATTACCCTTGTCCCTACCGGAAACTTCTTCCGCAGGTTTTCTATAATCATTCTATTTGGAATTCCCATTCTTGGCCCCTCCTTTGAATGCTGCCGAGCCGGTCAGATTCCTTAACAGTACCTTGCGTACTGTCTTGTACTCATTTCCTATAAAGCCAAGCCTCAAAAGAAAGCACCTGAATGCGAACTTCTCGTTCTCAACCGGCTTTTCTTTTGCCGTCACCCTTTTCTGGGTTCTTGCCATCTTACAGAGTGCACACACGAACTTGCCGTAAGCATCTATCAGCTCTGCATCTTTCATTTCAGCCCTGAACCATGGGAAAGTTGCATTTCCGTCCTCTTCTACTGCTTCGGGCAGTTCATCCAGCCCAAGCGCATCCTTTATCAGCTTGCCTTTGGCAGCCAGAATGGCGTTAAGGTTTTCCCATGCCTCCGGAGTGAAAAGGCTCATCGGCATCGCAATGGTAACACCGATGATTTCAGGCTCTTGCTTATCCTGCACGATTTTAAAACCGCTTTCAGTAAGCCTTTTAACGAGGTTTTGCACTGCCTTTTCATTTACGCCTTTGCCCCAGCTCAAGGTGCTGTCCTTGCTCAGTATCAAGCCACCGATTTGATAAGCGCAGCTCGGCACTCCCTGATACTTGGCTTTTTCTAGGGTAAGCTCCTCGATGGCCTTTACCAGTTCTTTCCTTTTCTCTACCTTAAATTGTACAGTCATGCTAATTGCCTCCTTTGTTTTGGTACTACATTAATCACTCTAAAGGTGTGAATTAGCAAGTCAATTTAAGCAAGTATCTAGTATACTTCACATCCTGCGTCTGCCCAGGCTATGCCTGACAAAACGAACACCACGCAGGGGAGTGCCACACCATTGCCCCACATCTTATATTCGGCAGAATCAGAATGAGGATGTTTCAGCCACTTTATTATCTGATTCCTGCTTTTAGGCTTGGTGCTTGTTCCCATTATCTTCCGGTGTTCCTCGAAGATGCCCGCCCACATCTGTATATCTTCTTCGCTTGGTTCTTCTGTGCCAAGTTCTGAACACCACCCGTCTGGAAATCCCTGCAGCCTTGCACATTCAGTCGGGGTGAGTCTTCGTACTATATAAGTAAGCTCCTCCTTGTCATTTACGATGGGAGGATCCTTGTAGTCTGTGGCAACAAGGGTATTAGCCTTTTCCTTTTCCGCCAGCGTAAAGAAAGATGCCTTGCTGCTCGAATAGGTCGGCTCGGCAACCGCTCCCGGTCCTTTCGCTACCATTGTCGGTTCAAGCTCCGTTTCTATGGCAAACCCGAACTTGGCATTCCTGCCCTGGTTATAAGCAGCCCTGTCTATCCCATAGGCAACCGGCTTTTTTGTTCCTTCCACGATTGCCATCCCTCCCTGGTTGCAGGTCGGATTGCCGCCATTGGCATCCAGCGTTCTTGATGTCTCGGCTTTATATATACCGCTGTCAGGGTTGCTTGATTTCATGGAATTGCTGTCTTTTGAACATATGCCGTAAACCCTCGGCACAAACACAGTCTGATCATTGCTGCAGGAAAGAGTTGCAGATTTGTTTTCCTGTATCAAGGCGCCTTTGCCACCGCCCTCGCATCCTGAACGTATCTTCAGTGTCTTTGGCGTTTCTACAACGAAAGGCTGATTATTCCCGCCTGTCCCGAAAGTGGCAAGCACGGTCTGAGCTTTTTTCAAAGGCCCCACGAACCTGCTGTCCTGTGCATGGTTCTCAAACACAAGCGGAGGATGGTTGGCTGTGGCCCTCAGTGTTGCAGTCTTATCTTCGGTCACATCCATGCGTTCCCCGCCCTGGTCATTCAGGCAGAGCGTGCCTGTCTTTCCAGGGCAAGTTTCAGCATCTCCGGCAGCTGCTTTCCCCTTGCTGATGCTCTTTTCAGAATGCCCTGACAGGCTTTCTGACTCAAATAATATTTTTCCGGCACTCCCCGCTGCAAAATCTGCGACAAGGTAGATACGTCTTCTTCTCTGGGGCACTCCCCAAAACTGCGCATCAAGCACCCTCCAGGCAACTGAGAAACCTTCTGCCATGATCTGCCCAGCGTTATTCCATTTCCCGCCCGGCGGTCCAGGAACAGTAAAGTCGGCTGTCTTGATACTGCAGACTGACTCAAGGACGGCTTTGAAGTCTTCGCCTTTGTTGGAAGAGAATGCTCCCGGCACGTTTTCCCAGACGATATATCTTGGGTATTTTCCATCTGTCTTTTCCCTCATTTCTTTAACGACACGTATTGCTTCATAAAAAAGGCTTGACCTTGCTCCGTCAAGACCATTCCTCTTCCCGGCCACGGACATATCCTGGCAGGGAGAACCGAATGTAATTATGTCTACCGGTGCAAGGTCGGCACCGTTTAGTTTTGATATGTCACCATAATGTTTCATGAACGGCAGCCTTTTGGTGGTCACCCTTATGGGAAACGGCTCTATCTCTGATGCCCATAACGGCTTTATGCCTGACAGGATTCCACCTAAGGGAAACCCTCCGGACCCGTCAAAAAGGCTGCCCAATGTCAGCTCAGTCATCGGCAGCCACCCCCAGCTCGCTATATTTATGTGTTTTTCCTTCTCTGACCAGGCTTACCGAACCATCTGTGCCTGCCTGTTCAATAAATCTCTTCACTATCACATCACAGTACTTCTCATCAAGCTCCACAATGTAACAGATACGCTTGGTCTGCTCACAGGCAATCAGCGTACTGCCACTCCCTCCGAACGGGTCCAGCACGATGCAGTTGCTCATGCTTGAATTCATTATCGGGTAGGCAATCAGTGGCACCGGTTTCATGGTAGGATGGTCTGCATTCTTCTTTGGCTTGTCAAACTCCCAGATTGTGGATTCTTTTCTTCCCGTATACCACTGGTGCTTGCCTTTCTTCTTCCATCCGAACAGCACCGGTTCATGCTGCCATTGGTATGGGCTTCTGCCCAGTACCAGGCTCTGTTTCTTCCAGATGCATGTGCCGGACAAATAAAAACCGGCATCGGAAAAGGCTTTCCTAAAGTTAAGCCCTTCCGTGTCGGCATGAAACACATATATGCTCGCATCGTCCGCCATGACCTTTTCCATATTCAGGAAAGAGTCAAAGAGGAACTGATAAAACGCATCATTGGTCATATTGTCATTCTTAATCTTTCCCGCATTTCCTTCATAGTTCACGTTATATGGCGGGTCCGTAACCACAAGATTTGCTTTCTTGCCATCCATCAGGATGTCATATGTTTCCTTCTTCGTGGAATCACCGCAGTAAAGCCTGTGGTTTCCAAGAATCCAGAGGTCGCCTAATCTTGTCATGGCAGGCTTCTTCAGTTCCTCTTCAACATCAAAGTCATCGTCCTTGACATCCTGCCCAACATCAAACAGCTTGTCTATCTCCGTCTGGTCAAATCCCGTAAGGGAAACATCAAAGTCAGCTCCCTGCAAAGACTCAATTTCCAGTTTCAACAGTTCCTCATCCCATCCGGCATCCAGGGCAAAACGGTTGTCTGCCAGGATATAGGCTTTCTTTTGTGCTTCGGTAAGGTAGTCCACCAATACGCACGGCACTTCTTTTATGCCCTCTTCCTTGGCCGCCATTACACGCCCATGTCCCGCTATTATTCCGAAATTGCCGTCTATGATGACGGGATTGATGAAGCCAAACTCCCTCAAAGAGGAACGCAGCTTGTTGATCTGCTCGGCTGAGTGAGTTCTGGCATTGTTAACATAAGGCACCAGTTTATCTATCGGCACCAGTTTCATTTCTTTTGTTGTCTTCTCCACTAGGCACTTCTCCTATCAAGTATTGTTTTCAGTCCTTTGTACGCACCGGTAATGTTACCCGACTTAGCAAGGCCTTTTATTGTTCTGAGCTGCTGCCTGGTCAGCACGTGTTTATACTGGCCAAGGTCCTGCTTGAATTTACGCAGCTCCAATGTTTTATCTGCATTCATCATTAGTTTCCTTTCCTGGAACGCAAAAGGCGCTCCATGACATCATCCTGTGGCGTAGGTCCCTGCCACTCGCTGGCACAGTTTTCCTTGACCACCTGGAATATCTGATACCACAGTTGGTTTACCTGTTTCATATAGTTCTGGCTCATGCTCACATAAGGCGAAGCAATAGCCTGGTTGGTGGTTGGATGCTTGGCAAGGAAACCGAATTCTGAAATTGCCTGCTCACACTGAATCCATCTGGAAACAGACATGGCATACTGCTCAATCAGCTGAATGCTGACAAGTTTCTCGCATCCCCTGGCCTTCAGCCATTTCCAGGTTTCCTCGTATATTTCCTTGGCACACAAGCTGCCACCGTTTCTTTGTTTCTCCATCATGTATTCTTTGGGCTTGGGCATATCGCTGCCGTCCAAGTCGACAGCATCCGGAGTCAAAATTACTTCAGCAGGCTTGCCTGCGTTAATTTTCTCCTTTAAAGCTTTCCTTTTTGGACCACTCCCCGGTCTTGCACCGCCCCTTAATGTCCCGTCTTTAGCTATCTTCACTCACCTCCGAACAATCAGGGGTTATATACCCCGTTTGAATAGCAAAAAATGTGCGTAAGGCCAAGCGCCCGTTGGCCAGCAGTCTAGCTCCAGAGATTTGACCTCCCCCTACCTCGCATCAGCACTACGTTTTCGGTTGGGCCATCTATCACCGTTTTTAGCATGAATTCTGGCATGACATTCCTTACATAAGGCAATTAGGTTAGACCAATCATGAGTACCACCTTTAGACAAAGGCAGTTTATGATGTATCTCTTGCGTTGCTACGTACTTACCTTTCTTCAAACACTCCTCACACAAAGGATGTTGTCTGGCATAGCTATCCCTGATGCGTTTCCAAACACGTCCATACTTCTTATGAACTGCAGGATCACGGTCATATTTTTCATAACGTTTATTCTCTAGCTTCTGATGTTCTTCGCAGTATCTTCCCTCTGTTAGTCTTGGGCAGCCTGGATAAGAACATGGACGCTTCGGTTTTCTTGGCAAATCATTACCTCCATTTGGGCATAAAAATAGCCCTGGAAGTTATCCTTCCAAGGCTAACAAATCTATTTAGTTTTATTAATTATTTTTTACCCATAACATAGTCATAAATCAAAGCACCAACAATGAATAATAAAGGCCCAAAAACAATTACTGTATCAAGGATACGACTAATGCCTGTTCCTTCATCCAAAACATAAAGGACAAATAATCCATATAAAATTGGTAACAATATCGTGCAAAGTCTACCTATTTTGGTATTTCCAGCAATTTTATGCACAATAGCTGCTACTAAACCGACATCAACTATAAGTGCTAACAAAGTTATCATTCCCACACCAAGCACCCCCATATATTTCCAAACAATATATTATTAGTTCTCTGGTAATTTAGTTGCTAATTCTATTGTACTTCCATCAACCATTACAAGTTTAGTGACTGTAAAGTTTAATTTATAAGCACTAATACCAGCATCCATAATCTTTTTTTCTTCAGAAATGAATGGGTTCAGTTTATCATATTTTTTAGCCGTAATTATATATTCTTTCGTTGGACTATAATTTTCTTTACTATAGTTATTCTGCACACCCCAAAAATGCGTTGGACAAACAAGGACATTTTTACCTGCTGAATCTGTCATAATGAACTTACCATATAAATCACTTACTTTATTAGATTTATCTGGTAGAATCATTCCAATAGAATACGACAATTCTTGTGATTGGAAAAATGGATTGGTATCTCTAAGTCTTGCTGAGATATTATTAGTAACTTTCAGAACACTATCCATTTTTTCTTTAATTGGTTTGTTAAGTTCAGCCAGTTTCTCTCTGACAGCTTGATCATGCTCTGCCAAGAACTCCTCAAGATTAGCTATTTCAACAACTGTCCACTCCCCATTATCAAGCTCACGCATTTTGACTTTTAATATAAAATCTTTTTTTAATTGCTTGTCGTTCATTTTTAAGGAAACAACAGCTATCTTTCCATCTTTTTCTGTTTTTTCAACACCCTTATATTCCATGCCTTGTGCGTTAGTGCGGCTACTTAGTGCCTGAGCTGCTGCTTTACCATTGTTTTCTGTATTATTTTCTTTTCCAGCAGTGTTCTTGTTCTCATTATTCGCTGGTTTCTCAAAGCTTCCTGTTTCAACATATTTCTTAGTTTGGTTAGTCAATTCATCTACAACAATACCACGCATGGCCTTGACTATACCTAATATAAGAGCATTGTCATTGCCCTGTAGTTCTTTACCTATAAAACTATCAAAGGCCCTTCCGTAAAGGGAATTCATATCTACATGCTGTTCAAACTTAACTAAATCATGCTTTTCAACAGATGTCTTTATAATACCAAGGGAATATGCTGGTGTCTTTACCCAATAAAGAAAATAAAACAAAGCGCCTGCGATAATAATTAAAACGATGCCTGCAATCCCCCATTTTGCTTTATTACTTTTTTGTTCTTCTCCCATTTTAAAACCCCCTTAATTTTTATTATAGCACTTAAGGAGGAATTATTCTTAAAAACAGCGTTAAACAAAATAGCCCTGAAAGATTGCTCCTCCAAGGCTTAGCCAGCATATTTCATTTTCTTGCAAGTATAACTATATCAGATTTACTAGGTGTCTTTCAATGTCTTTTAGTGTCCTCTTTTTAAAATCATAATTCAGTTTTACCCTGCTCCTCAAACGCTCCAAGAGCTAGATTATGAACTTTAAATAAGTATCTGCTTGTATATCCCATGTCAACAGCTATCTGTTCCCAGGAGCGTTGGCATAAGTATCTAAGTTCTAGTAAAGTCTGGTATTCAGGATTTTCTACTCTTTTTATTTTTCCTGCTATTTCACGTTTCAGATCTACCAGCCAATCGATATCAGCATTGATTTCGTTTTGTAGGTCTACTATCTTAACTACCACATCTTCCATTTGATGCACGTTCCTAGTAGCATTGCCAGGCATATCACTAATGGTATTGGTAGCTTTGGTAGCCAACTCATTTAAACTACGTACTTGTTCAAGCTTACTGTTTATCCTTTGGTCAATCCTATAAGCCTGGCTTAGATATTCTTTTGCGTTCATTGCATTCTACCTCCTCATGAGTAATTAAATAATCCAGATACCAGCGTGCCTTGCGTAAATCCTCTAGTCCGTTCTTTAGTTTCCAACGCCACATATATTTCAGTATGTTGGCAGTGCAAACCGCAGCTATACCAACAAGTCCTTCTGTCGCAGCTTCGATAGCCATAATGCATTCTACTTTCCCATTGGTGTAATGCTTGGGATGATTAACCTTATCTTCCATCTCAACTTCCTCCTATCTGTGCTTTCACTGCATCTATCAGTGAAGCTTGGGTTACATTCTTATTTTTCAAAGCTTTGATTACTCTTTCATCAATGGTCCCCTTGGTAACAATGTGATGGATAATCACCGTTTCCTTTTGGCCTTGCCTCCAAAGTCTGGCGTTAGTCTGTTGGTATAATTCCAAGCTCCAAGTAAGTCCATACCAGATGAGAGCCGAGCCACCAGACTGTAAATTTAATCCGTGACCAGCAGAAGCTGGGTGAATAACCGCTACCGGAATATTCCCGGCATTCCAGTCTTTAATATCCTGACTGCTTTTGAGCTCTCGAACTTGTAAGTTTTTCTTAATAGTTGCCAGATCGTGCTTAAACCAATAAGCAATTAACACTGGTTTGCCATTGGCTGCTTCTACTAAATCTTCCAAGGCTTCTACTTTTCTGTCATGAACGTGGATGACATTGCCTCTGTCATCATAAACAGAGCCATTGGCCAGCTGCAGCAACTTATTGGAAAGACCACCGGCATTTTTAGCATCAATCTCACCGCCAGATAACTCTAGTACCATTTCTTTTTTCAAGGTTTCATAAACCTTTTGCTCATTTTCGTTCATCATGACCTCCACCACGTTATTAATCAGCTCTGGCATCTTCAAATAGTCCGTGGACTTCATGCTTATACAAATATCTGAAACCTTTTCATAAATGGCCGCTTCTGCACCAACCTTAGGCTTGTAGCTAAACACCACCATTTGATTACGTTTATCGGGTAAAAAGTACCGTTCTCTAAAGCCAGTAATAAACCTGCCTAACCTTTGCCCCATGTCCAAGATACCAATCTCAGCCCATAAATCCATTAAGCCATTAGGACTAGGTGTCCCCGTAAGTCCAACCATCCTTTTGACTAACGGTCTTACCTTCTTTAAAGCCCTAAACCTTTTACTCCGTCCATTCTTAAAGCTGGAGAGCTCGTCTATAACCACCATATCAAAGTCCCACCGATAGTTTTCTACCAGCCACTCTAGATTTTCCCGGTTTATTACATAAACATCCGCTTCTGTTTTAAGCGCCGCATTTCTTTGGTGATCTGTTCCCACCACAACGCTTAACCTTAAATCACCTAGATGATTCCACTTGCCGGCTTCATTGGGCCAGGTATCTCGTGCCACACGAAGCGGTGCAATAACCAGGGCTTTGGAAACTTCAAACCGTTCCAGCATCAGCTCACGGATAGCAGTTAAAGCAATGACCGTCTTACCAAGGCCCATATCCAAAAAGACTGCTGCCACCGGATGTTCCAGAATAAACTTCTCTACATACTTTTGGTAATCATGCGCCTCGTATTTCATCAATTATCCTTTCTATCTGTTCCTCTCCGTCAAGAACATAAACCTTAAAGCCGAGTGCCCTAAGTTGTTTGTGCCTTACTCTTTGCATGGCTCTTGGTTTTTTACCGGGAGCCTTTACCTCCACAAAGCCAAGCTTACCTTTAGGAAGAAGCACCATCCTATCCGGCATACCAAAGAATCCTGCACAAACCAGCTTCAGACATAATCCTTTGTTTTTTCCTACTTCCTTCACCAACTTCAGTTCTATAGCCTTTTCTAGCATCTTTTTTCCTCCATGTGTGTCACCTGAGTCAGGTCCTTCCGTAACTCTCTATATAGGCCTTTTTATATTTTATAAAAACCTCCTATAGGGACTTTATATATAGACATGACACAGGTGACACGCTTTTATTCTTCCGTAAAAGGTGGTTTTAGTCTTAAACCCACTACCACTCTTGCGTTATGGGTTCTCCTCCTGGTAAATCCTGCCGTCTCCAAAGCTACATAAAAGTCAGCAGAATTTCGTACATATTCGCCAATTCTATAACTGTACGCTCTATACTCGTCATACAAAGCACCAGATTTTTCTGTAAAGTTTTCCCCTACTTCACAGCACTCATCCAAGAAATTACCAAACCAGTCATTCTGCTTTCTATATTCAGCAATAGCCTTTTCTACGCAAGGAGGTTTTTGGGGTTTAAAGTCTTGTTGGATTACGTCTTTCGCTCCCTCCATAATCCACTTCAGAATATAGCCACCGGCATTCCTGTACAGGTAGTCGGCATAGTTCTTGATATCGCTTTTCCCCTCAATCTTGGCATTAAACGGTATTACGATAAGCCGTCTCCATGTCCCTTCGTCATTAGCGCTTACCTTGGGTAAATGATTGGTATAAAGCACCAAAGTATGACTGGGAGTAAATTTAAACGGTGCCTTATACTTCTTTTCTGCGTAAATATCATCCGTAGAACAGAGTTGCTTTATCACAGCACTGTTAAGTCTCATTCCTTCCTCTAACTCGGCGGCAATAATAAGTCTTTTACCTTTAAGCTCTGCCATTTCAGGTTTCACGTTCCTTTTGCAGCCTACTGTTAGGGCATCCGCAGACATGTTCCCTGCATAGGTTCCCATAACCCGCGCTATGGTATTCCAAAAGGTAGACTTGCCATTGCGCCCTTCGCCATAGGAGATAATAAGTGCTTCTTCCCTGACTTCGCCCACAGCTACAATTCCGGCTGTTTCTTTGACATACTGGATAAGCTTCTTATCCTTGCAAAAGAAAATGTCTAAGGCTGACAGCCACAGTTCCTTGCCGGCTTCATCCGGAGAACAACTTGTCTGCTGAGTAATGAAGTCAGCCGGATCTGGTTCTTTGGAAATTCCGTCCCTTAGGTCAAAAGTTGCTCCCGGTACGTTTAGCAAATACACATTACTGTCCAAATCGTTAATATCAATGCCCAGCATTGGCTTGGCAGCCAAAAGGGCTGTTATTATGTAACGCATATCCCTGCGCTTTAGGACAAAGATAAGGTATTGCTTGGCATTAAGGTATTCTTGAAGCAGCTTATATTGCCCTTCACCCAGCGTAGCCTCCAGTTTTTTCCCGCCGGCATTCAGTTCTGCCTCTGAAATGCCTGTCGCAACAAGGGCTTCTTTGGCTTTGGCTAAGTCATCATAAGCATCTGCTAACTGCAAGTCCAAGAACTCTTCCATAGCGCCTACGGCTTCCTGCTTAGATTCCACCCAACGCTCGCCATTAAAGCGTAAATAATCAGTGGCTTCGGTGTAACACAGTTCGTTGCCATACTCCCTGGCCACCATCTTGGCTTGCCCAATATCTGAGAAGTCTGCCGGCCTTAATGACCTGGGAGTAAAATCTTTGTCGTACTTCTCAGGTGGAATATACCCTTCTTCCTTTTGCACCTTCTGAGCAAACTTCTTGGCACTTCCCCATATGGTACTCAGTTCTTCATCAGAAAGCGGTGGCTCACATTTTGCTGCCTCTTCTTGGAATAACTCGTATGCCCTTTTATCTGCACCGTAACGTTTTACTACCCGTCCGGCAAAGCGAGACAAGGTACTGTTACGCTGGCCTTTGGGAATGCTCGGCTTTAAGAACTGGTCGATATTCATATATCCTTCATGCCAAATAAGATTAGTTGCATCAGAACCAAAGATAAACCTGGCTGCATCTAAAGCATTGCCATCAAAGAAAGGACACTGCTTATAGATGGCACGTTTAAGTTCTGCATACTTCTTGGCATCTGTCATTGGCCCGTGTGGAAAGTACACATGGTGCCTTGGCCTTGCAGCCTTGCCGTCCTTCTCTTTCATGTTGTTCCTGCTTGGTACCACCACGAAGCTTACGCCTGGAAACAACCGATCATAGTTTTCCGGATAAATCCATGACAGTGGATCTTCTGAATGGTCATTGTCGCAATCCATGACCGCCACATTCGTTAGCTCAAAGTTACCAATGTTTCTGTAGTTCTTAGCAAACCTTGCTGTTACATGGTCAAAGCTTGCAGCCTTCACCATGGCTTCCTTGCTATCCACTTTGTATTCATTGGGATACAAACAGTTTTTAGGGTTGTTCCTACAATCCGCCGCATATAAGCTAAATTCCATTTAGGCTCTCTCCTTTACGGTTACATACCGTATCTTCTTTTGCTTGCTTTTGGCATAAGCTATTTCCTTCTTCATTCCCGGACTTCTCCGGTCCCCAAATACCCATAACTCAGTGCATTTATTTAAAATGACCTCGTTAATCGTGTATATTCTTCCCCTATCCTTATCGTCCATAAACTGTGGATATAAAAGGTGCGGAGCCATCGGTATTCGGTTCTGCCGCAGGACAAATCTACAATATGCTTTTGCCCTTTCTACGTTTCTTGCTACTTCTCCGCTATATGGACTGCAAACATAAATCAAATGCTTAAATTCTTTTTCATACCTGTTCACTACGCCTAGCGCTGCATCCATGGTTGGATCACGATAGGCCTTATGTATCTCTTTAACCATCTTTTTTACTCCTTCTTATAAAACTCACATTCATAGCCATCAGCCCTAAGCTCCAGGCCTTTTGCCCAGCCAGGCACTTCGCCCATGATTGCTGTTATATCTTTTAAACTTGCTTCTTTACCTGCCTCAATTACCACTTCATCGTGGACGTGCATTACTATTTGGTATCCTGCTTTATTAAGTCTTTGCATTGCTTCAGCTAAAAGGTCACGAGCCGTGGCCTGCACTATATTTTCCACTAGCTTTGGTCCATAGGTTTCCAGCCTCTCCCATTTCTTAGCTACCCCGGTGCCTTCATAGGTAATGGCGTCTTTGCCAAATCTATTAGGCGCTATTTGTGGTTTCACATAAGAAATTCGTCTTCCGGAAGGAAGTGTAATAAGGAGCAAACCTTTGCTATAAGTAAAAACAAGATTCTTATAGCTCACGCTGGTCCTTTGCTTAACTGCTGCTAAAGCTGCTCGGTCTACATCCCACCAAAGCTTCACTATTTTAGGATTGGAGTTCCTCCAGCTATCTACCAATGGCTGCAGTTCCTCTTCAGCTACTCCCATATCCAAGGCTCCCATAGCTATCAAGGCTCCTACGGAACCACCGTAGCCTAGAGCCAGCTCTGCGATTTTACCTTTCTGCCTTAAATGGCCATTAATGCCATTCTTCTCAACCGGTACGTGAAACATCTGAGAAGCTGAGGCACAATAAATATCTTTGCCTTCATGGAATACTTGCATCCGCCAGGTTTCACCTGCTAGCCAGGCTATAACCCTGGCCTCAATCGCACTGAAATCTGCCACACAAAACTTCTGCCCATTAGGTGGAATAAAGGCTGTACGGATAAGTTCTGATAGAACATTTGGTACTGAATCATAGAGCATTTCCAAAGCCGGAATATTTTTCTGTGCAACCAGTGCTCTGGCCTCAGCTAAATCTTTCATGTGATTCTGGGGCAAGTTTTGTACCTGTACCAATCTGCCGGCCCAGCGTCCAGTCCTGTTTGCACCATAAAATTGTAGAAGCCCGTGCGCCCTGCCACCATGACACACTACACTTTGCATAGTTTGGTACTTCTTAACGGAAGATTTGGCCAATTTTAGTCTTAGCCCCAATACTTCTTTTACCTTAGGTGTGGCCGTCTTTAAGATTTCCTTGATGCCTGCCTTATCTAAGCTTTCAGAATTAATACCTTCATCAAGAAGCCAATCTCTAAGCTGCATTACACTATTAGGGTTATCCAACCCAGTTAGTTCCTTGGCTCTCTCCATTGCTCTACTGCGAAATGCTGTATCCATTTCCAATGCCGCCGCAACAAAGTCCTTATCCAAAAGAACTCCTCTATCATTTATTTCCTGGTCCAGGCAGTAGTTATCCCACTCCGTTACCGGGAAGTTCTTCATCTTAGCCTTTATGGCAAGCTCTACCTCTACATCTCGCCGGTTATACGCCTTAAAGACTTTCCATTTGTCCGGTGCTTCACTTGGCAAGTGCCCATTTTTACAGAAGTATTTGATGAGGTCCTTACCCTCAGCCATCTTCTGTTCCTTTAAGCCCATAACCGTGCTGACACCCACCAGGGACATCGGCATGCCGAGCTCTCCGGCCCAGACCATGGAACACCTCCAACTTTTTGGTGAAAGCCATTCCATAAAGTGCCTTGATAAACAAATGCGCTCAAACTGTGCATTAAAAGCCCATTTAGTTACGCTGTCATCCTTAATGGCCTTAATAATATCTTCCGGCAGCTTCTCTCCCTGAGCTAAGTCCACAACTTCTATTGGGCCTTCATCTAAAGCATAGGCAAAAAGCAGAATCCTAAAGTCTTTAGCATTGCAGTATTTATACACGCCGCATTTAGGCAAATCAAAAGATGAATATGTTTCTATATCTATGCTCAGTGTCTTCATAACTTTGGAAAGGAAGCAGGACAAGCCTGCCTCCTTATTTCCTCCTAACCCAAGAAGTCTTCATCAGCTTTAGTGGAAAAGTCTGCTGCCGCACTGCTTCTGCCCCCTAAAGGTTCTCCATCTTCCAGTTTTTGGATATTACCAAGCCCTGCTGCAATTCCTTTATTGCCATTGGAATTGAAAGCATAGAAGGTAATGGACACTCTGCCATAGCAACCGGAATACAGCTCGTTCTGGTCCAAAATAGGATTGCAGTCTTGATCCACAATCTGTGGTGCCACCTTGCTGTTTGCATTGATAAAGAAGGCATCAGCATAAGCTTCGTCTTCTCTTTCTAAATCACCATCACGCAGTGGCATCTTAATGGCAAAACGTTTAGGTACCTTGCCGCCAAACTTAGACACACCATTTTCCATGGCTGCATCAATAGCTTTGTTAACAGCTTCGATAGTTTTCTTATCCTTTTTGGGAATAATTACGGATACGCTATATTTAGGTTCAGAGCCATTGATAGCTTTGGGTTCCCACACGTTTGCATAAGACAGTCTTACCTTGCCGGTTACAACCTTGGTGTTTCTCATATTGTTATTAGTCATTTTTAAAATCCTCCTTGGCATCAGCCATAATAATTTCCTCACGCTTGTCCGTTACCGGTACTAAGCTTAATTTCCCTTGGGGCTTAACTACATAGGCCCCTAACACTTCATTAAATCTTTCCTTGCCCATCATCTTTTCCATTTCGGTTAGGGTAATAAGACTTCTGCGATACAGTTTGTGATAACCTGCTTCCCTGGCAGCCTCAGCCACCAGCTTTTCATCCGTAAACTTGCGGTTGGTCTTACCGGCTACCAGCTTAAAGCCCTGCCACTTCTTACCATGATTAATGGCCGCGTCTGCTGCATAGCTGTAAATCTCTTCTGCCCACTTGGTAAGGTGCTCAATAGTGCCTAGAATCTTTTCTACTTCCTCATCAGTCAAAATGGGAGGTACTGCAAAGTCATCCCTGGCAACACTGAGGTTTGCCTCTGCCCTTGCCCTGCATAAAGCCTTAGCTTTACAGAACTGGCAATGCGGGCCGGGAGTGTATTCTCCCCTGCCTTCAAAAGCTAAAAGCGCATATGGCTTTAGCTCTTTTTCTGCCCAGGCCTTAAGGTCTTCTACCTTAACTACCCAGGTGTCTACGTTATCCCGTCTCGGCTGATAAATTGTTAGCTCAACCTCCGGAATAGCATAGAGAAAATCAAACAAGGTAAGAGCTCCTAGTGCATAAAGCATCATTTGAGGATTATGATCAGCTGTTACTAAAACGCCCTGGCCATATTTGAAATCGATTACATGGAGCTTGCCGTCCGCTACGATAATGCAGTCTCCCGTACCAAAACCTTGTGGTACATAGCAGCTAAAGTCTAGATGCTGCTCAATAAGCATAAGAGGCGCCTTACAGGTAGCTTTGGCCTGCTCATACTGTTCTAAAACGTAAGAAGTGTAATCGTTAGTGTAAGCGTCCATTTCTTGACAATCGAATTTCGTCTTAGGCTTAGTACGTTTTTGTCCCAGGGCCTTATGCAATTTGTACTCGCACCAGGCATGAGCTGCTGTACCTTCTTCAGCAGCTTCTGACGTTTGGTCCTCAAATTCCAGTTCCAACCTGGCAGATGGCGTACATTTAAGCCACCTATGACTAGAAGAAGCGGATAGTACCGCATGCTCCGTCATAATTCATTGGCAGCCTTGTATAAAGCTGCATAATCTTCAGGCTTCACTGCAGATACTTTTTCTGCCCCAAAAGACACTAAAAGCTGTTTAACTTCAGCCGTCTTCCCAGACCTAGACTTACTAGCTAAAAGGCCTCTTACAGCTTCTAAATCCAATTTTGGAATGCCTTCAGCTGCCTTTTTGCCTTCTATCTTGTCAGCAAGCCTGCGAAGCTCAGAAACGATTTCTTTGGTTTCCATAAGTAATACTTCCTTTCTAAAATTGAGAAAAGTCGGTAAAAATACTGTTCATAATTTGCAGGTCCTTACCAGTTAAAGAAGTAGCTAATTTCTTTAGTAGTTGCGCCTGAACCGGTGACAAAGTCTTACGGCCTGGATGGTACCAATCCTCAACCTTGACTCCGCCGCCGTATCTTCCACGAACAGTTACCAGGGGGTAAACAAGGGTGAGTTCTTCGATGTCAGTTTTGATTGTCCGTGTAGTAACACCAAACTCTGCTGCCAAATTAGAAATCTTATCCTGTCTTCTGGCAGTCAAAACTTTCATAATCGCAGCTCTACGTTCATCGGTTCTCACCCTTGTTCACCTTCTTTCCTTAACTCTGTCCTAAGATTAGCTTTTAAAGGTGAAGCTTTCTTTCACCTTTAAAAAAGTTTTTTCAAAAAAAAAAAATAGGAGCCAGACAAATAGCTTTAATAAGCTACTCGCCCGGCTCCTATGTCACAATGCATGGTGCTCAGTGCTAAGTATTATATTATGAAATTTTCTTGATACCAATTTCTTTTTTACAGCGCCAGCATTTTTGGAAGTAATCAGGATTCCATCCCGACGGCATCTTGCTTTCTTCCATTAATTCCGACCTAGTGTCCACTGCCGTATCTATCAAGCGTTCAGAGCCACATACTGGGCATGCAATACTTTTTTTACAGTATTCGGTTCCGTCAGCTTTCTTTGACGGAAGAAGAACTTTTACTACATGGCCACACTTTGAGCAATGTGCCGACGTAGCAATCTCCTTATTACCCAAGCATGCCTCCAGCTCTCTTTCCGTCAGGATAACCTCTCCACACTCATCACAAATAACAGCCTTTTGCATCTTACATTAATACCTCCTCCAAATAAACTTGTTGCCATATAAAAATGCCAAAGCAAAGTATCCATAACGGATAAGTGCTTTGGCATAAATTCTTCGGTATAACCGGATTCGTGCGCTTAAAGCTATGATGAAACTTTTGGTACCTCTTGCATAAGCCGTAGCAAAGCCGCCAGCGATATTTCTTCGTAAACCTGGCCCTTCCCTTTAACCCTTAAGCTCAAGGAACCGTCTTCATGCCGTATTGGCTCACCAATAGGCAACCTCTTTTTGGGAGTTTTTATTAACCGTACCATATTTAACAGCTATCCCCTTTCCTAGAATGGAATTTCATCATCAGGAACTACTTTTGTCACAGCTACTTTAGTTACCGTTTTTTCCCCTGGCTTTATCATCATATACTGATCAATGGCACTCTTAATCTCAGGAATAATGTGGTTTCTCCTCATAGATCTTCTTATTTTGCTATAAAGCAGTTCAATGCCGTCCAAAAAATAAGGATCAGGAGAATCTACGCTGCTGCATAGCAAAGAAGTCGTATTAAAGTCTTTGTGGATAAATATGTCATAACCAGTAGATCCACTAGCATTATTAATTACATCCATAACGTAAACTCTGGTTTTAGAAAGAATATTAACATAGAAGCAGTTCCCATTGATTGAAAAATCACGATCCTTACCACGATTGTAAACAATTTCATTATTATACTTTGGATACCCAGATGTATCATCAACCCCATCTTGGACTGCGACTACCGTAAATAGCGGATGGGCAACATACGGCTCGCCATTGTTATCATCGTATTCCATAGGCAGGTTTGCCAACTCATCCTTTGGTTCCAAATTCCAAATTAGCGAATCGTCTTCAGTATCCCGAGATAACTTTTCCAAAAAATTCAAGATGTATTCGTCAGTTTCGGTTAAACTGGCGAAATTCTTTCCTATAAGCTCCTCAAGACCAACATCCAGTTTTTTCGCAATCTTAATAAGAATTTCGACATTAATAACGGAAGTAACTTCCTTTTTCAGCCTAGAAAGGTACCCCTGGCTTGCCTCTATGCTCTTCTCAAGTTCTCCCAACGTAAGACCTTTCTGCTTGGTCAAAAAATAGATGTTGTTGATGCACCTGCTCCGGTCGAAATAACTGTCCATAAGTTCACCCTTTCCTTTTTCTGCAAACATAGTACTGCTTTTTGCGGTTCTTGTCAATAGATTATTAACATTTTGTTAATTTTAAGTTTATTCACAGGTAATTTGCAGATTGTGAATTATTTTTTTACGTTTTGCAAAATGTTAATTTTATTACATATAGCCAAAATAACTTTGCCTTTCTCTGCTGCCAGAACAGTTTTACGCAAAGTAAATGCATTCTCTTGTAGTTTTCATTGCATTTAAGTTTATCATGTTCTCATTATATCAACCGAACATTTGTTTGGCAAGTGGCCCAATGCGACATATTTATCGTACATAACCATCCACTTAGTACATGTGGTAATCTAACCATTATAAATTATTTTCATGTAGATATTTAGAGCCTTCAGTCGATATTGCTACTTTTAAAACCAGGCCGGGCCTCGGGCAAAAAAATAACCGGACCAGTTGCAAAGAACCAGCCCGGTGTTAAAAACAGTATGCATTTCAAATCTATTGTATACAACAGTAATTGAATTCATATTCCAGAAGATATTATTCTTTCAGTTATTTACTCCTAGAACCTTTATCTCCTCTTTCTTCATGTCCTGTCAAACTGTCATCAGAACTTGGTTGCGGCTGTGGTTGTGGTTGCTGTTCTCCTTTAAAATGTATCATATTTTATCTCTCCTTTACAATATTTTAAAAAAACATGTGCCAAAATAAAACAATACGGCTAGTCCTAATGATGCATACATGCTATATTGTGCATGAATCAGTGACTCTACCCGCTTTGAATTATTGCTGTATAGTCTTTGGTACAACATATCCAAAGTATCAATATACTGATTATCCAACGAACTGTTGTCAGTTTTACCGGCCAATTTTTCATTAACCTCACTTCTTATACTCTTAGGTCCGCCTAAATAAATTGCCTTATAACGGTGCTGAGCATAAATTGCAAAGAACAGACTTACCAACTGTAAAAAGACAACAATAGTAACCATGGTAAAGATCAGCATATAGGTAATGTTCTCCGGCTTATACGTTATGATTAAAGATGTAGCCGACAATGTTGCCATGACAACAAAAGAAAAGGCAGCCTGCATATATCCGGCTTGCTGAATAATGGAATTTTCCCGTGACACCTCAGCTTCATAAGAAAACAAACTTAGTTTTTTAATCTGCTCACTTTTAGCTTCTTGAAATTCCAACATATATCGACCTCCTTAAAAGCTACAGAATTTTAGGTAAAATAAAGTCAACTATTTGTTTTGCTATTTTGGCTGATTCTTCACTGCCAAAATTTATATTGTCTTCATCATCTACCCGGTTAAATCCCTGCATGGCAGTATTTTCATGACCATAAGTCGCAAACTCTAAAAAACCAGTAGTTGCACCAGTTGACTTTATCTGCAATGCAACAATGTATCTTATGGGTATTATTTTGTATGTCCTATTTCCTAAGTTAAATATGCCCCCCTGTGTTCTGTCAATAACCACGCATTTGTCATACACAAACAAATTGGCTCCACGGCCATCAAGAAAGTATACCGGTTCGCCAAGTACATTACTTACTGGGCATACCGGTATTTTCTTTTCTTTGGGTTCACTAGAAAAAATCCCCATTTGTAATCTGCCTCCCTACTATAAAACATTTAAAACCTTATATTTTAATTATATAGCTCCATTGTTTTTCACACAATCAAATGTTAGAATTAACTTACAAAATTATTTTTTAGATAAGGAATTGAAATGATAACCCTGTCTGGAAATTCCAAGGAAATTTTATATCTATCTTCAAAAGACAAGCATTTGGCCCAGGTGATCTCCAGCATAGGACCAATATCTTATGCACCGCATAAAGATGGCTATGCCTTTCTTGTGCATGAAATCATTGAACAAATGCTCTCGGTTAAAGCCGGAGCTAAAATTTATGCTCGGCTAAAGGTTCTATGTGGTGGTAGGATAACCATTAAAGCTGTTGGCAAACTTTCTGCCAAACAAATAAAAAGTATCGGTACCTCCAAAGCAAAAGTTGGCTATATACAAGCACTAACTAAAGCCTTAAAAACAAAGGAACTTGGCTTACCCTCTCTCAGAAAATTAGATGATGATGATGTAATAAAAGCTCTAACCTCTATCAGAGGCCTGGGCATATGGTCAGCAAAAATGTACCTTATCTTTGTTCTAAACAGGAACGATGTGCTTCCTTACGAGGATGCAGCTTTTCTGCAATCATATGAATGGCTATATAAAACAAAAGACCGCTCCAAAGAAGCGGTCAAGAAAAAATGTAAAAAGTGGAAACCCTATTCATCCATAGCTGCTCGATACCTATATAGAGCATTAGATGAAGGGCTTACAAAAGAAGAATTTCATTTAGTTAGACAAAGGAGATCGTACCAGATGACTAGGGAAGAAAGATCTTGGCATCCAGCTTTTATTAAATATATGAATTTTATAATTCATCATCCAAACTACAAAGGGCTAAAAATCGAGAAAAAAGCCGATGGTTCGTACAAGTGGCTTGCACCAGCTGAATCTGAGGTAGGACAACAAAGGATTGAATGGTGCAAGAAAAAAGCCAGAGAATTAGGAATTCCTATCAGACCTGGTGTTTATGCTGATGTAATGTTAGCTATTCATCCTACTAAAAAGAAGATCTGCCAAACGTGTGGCAAGGAAATGTCACTTTATTATCACTATCCAAATAGGCAATTTTTAAAAACTTTAAACAAAGTTTTTAATAGTTCTTTTACCGAATGCGACCACATTTCATATATTTATGATGCTCTAATAGCTATGGGTGTCAACAAAAAGGACATTGCTACATTCTTAATAGCAAAAGGGGACTTGAGCATAGATCCTATAGCAGCTTCTAAGGAAGAAATAATCGACTCTCTAGAATTTGCCTGTCGAAAAGGTGGCAAAAAATGCCTTGGCCCTGGTGCAATGTCTAATTTTCCAGATCGCTTTGATGGATTTCACTCCTACAATAGATGTTGCCGGTCTTCTCAAGATAAAGGTAGATCCAAAGAAAACCTCAAGTCCTATGCACAAGACAGAAGAGCTTATGAATATTGGAGTGATGGCAACATTCATGCGGCCAATCAATTTATGGGCAGTCAATTCTTCAGCAATATTTCGGCAGATCATATCGGCCCCATTTCCCTTGGTTTCATTCACGATTCTCGTTTCCTACAACCAATGAAAAGCAATGATAATTCTTCAAAAAGGGACAGGTTACAGTTAAGTGACATAAAAAAGATTATTGCTATTGAAGATCTTACACATATTGACTCTATGTCTTGGTATTCTAAGAAGATTTGGAAGTTCATAAAAGCCCACTATCTTAGCAACAAGGATAAAATTAAAGGACAATATAGAGACGCCTTAAAACAGAATATGTCTAATTACATGTTTATCCTATGGTCAATCATGGAAAAGTGTAAATCTAAGGGACAAAATTTTTTAGTAAAAGCCCTTCTAAGTCCGAATTTTCATTATTTTGAGTATTCTTATGAATTTAATGAGCACGGAGAGATCGTAGCTACTTCTCCTCGTCATATTACTGGCAGAAATCGTGACGAAATAAATAGATATGTTAGAATTGCACTATCCTCGGTATACGATTACCACAAAAAAGAAAACAGGCAACGTCCGCAAGCGTTAACTAAAGGTGAGCAAATATCTTTAGAAAATTTATGCCAAGATATAAATTCTAATCGTAGTACCTCTTCTGTAAAAACAAAGCTAATAGCTTTGATGATTAGCATACAAGATAGGATAGTTAACTCTCTCTAAACAAAAAAGAGCTAAAGCATAAAGTTTGCTTTAGCTCTTTCAGTATTGTTACATTCACTGTGGTGTGGTCACCCCTGTAACATTTTCTGTGGTTTCGAAAAATTTACTTTTTTGCCAATTTTGGGCTGTTGCAAAATCTGTGGTCAGGCTGTCACAAAACTGTGGTTG